CAAGGTCGGTGGCGAACTGCTTGAACATAAAAGCGCAATCAGCGAGAGAGCGGTTTTCAAGTTGTTCGATGTCAGCGCACACGCACTGCTCATCATTGTGGGGTGAGAATAAATCTTGCATATTGTTTTGTTTTTTAAGGTGTTATATACTCGGCAAATGTATATGCACATTTTTCAATTGTGCAAGAAAAATTCATAAAATTTTTTTAGTGCTTGGAAATCAGCACTTTAGACGTATGAATATTTACCGTAATTCGGTACTAACTCGAAATACATGCGCATCATTATCGCGTCTGCATAGTCAGGACTTATGCCATGCAGTGCTTTTATTTCATCTTTTCCTGTAACTGATAGCTTGCCATCCGCTTCTGGTCGTTTCCTGCGAATCATGTCAAGCTCTTTGGTAATTATATCGCGCTTTGGAATAGGTAGAATGACCTTGCCTTGCTCAATGAGTTCTGCTAACTTGTAATAGCATTCCGCTTTTTGGTTGACGTATGTTTCGGGTTTGCTGGCTCTCTTTTGGTTTTGAAATCCGCGACATTTGAGATAGTCAACCGCACCACTTCCAAGTCCATCTTCATCCGCGATAACATTTGATAGCTTAACTGAATATTTACTAATCAATCCGCGCATGTACTGGACCACTTCATCAATCCTTTTTTTATGAAGCTCGTGTGTTTCGATTAACTGAAGACCACGCCACACACAAATGATGGTTCTATCTTTACCCAGTCGCGCAATATCCGCACTGATAAATATTTCACCAGTTCCCAGTTCATCACGAAAGCATCGAAGCAAGTCATCGTATTTGAAAAGCCAGTCAATGCTTTCATCGAAATCCCAATCGCCATGCAGCAACCTTTTGCGGTCCGCTTCAGGCAATGATGCCAACGTTTGCAGATAACTTTCAGGCAAGTGCGGATTGTCACCGGGTAATGCTTGAACAAAAGCAAACATTGGTTGCAGTGTTTTGGTGCGCCAAGGGTCATAGAATTCATTATACAACCAACCTTTCGATGGATTGCATGTAAGCAATGCTTTCGGTTGCAGATTAAATTCGTTTAGCTTAAAACGAACGCGAGAGCGCAACACGTCAACGGCTTTCTTTGTGACTTGTGAAACTTCATCCACGTAAAAGTCAGTAAGCTCCAAGCCACCGAGCGAATCGAACACGGGGTCACTCGGATATTGAAATAAATCTTTGAGAATGATTTCGCTTTTGTTGAAGAACGTAATCACGTTGGTACTACCATTCAGTTCATAGTCGCGACCAGTACGCAGGTTCATCATTCCTGCAACCTCAAAGAATGTCTTGACAGTTGTCTTTTTGAGCGTGTCAAGTTTTGACCTACCAATTAACCCACGCGAACCAGCGTAATGAAGCCGACGCATTATCTGCCATGCACAACCAGTAAATGACTTACTTCCGCCTGCTGCTCCTCCGTAAAGAACTATCTGTGCAGGTGAATCAGTTGAAAGAGCTTTGAAGCATTCTATTTGTTTTGGCAGGTAGGTTATCATGCAAGGGCAAGACGTGTACTATCTCTCATGGCTTTTACTTCAGCATAACTTTCTTCCAGCTTTACGATTTGATTTACAATCGGTGCAAAGCGGTTCATGTCAATGCACATTTGTTTTATAGTGTCAAGGTCTTTGCGAAGTATGTTGTCATAACAATACGAGTTCATGATCTTGCGGTAAGCGTGAATCATTGTCGAATGGTCTTTGCGCGGTGTGAACCTTGCGCCTATTTCAGCAAGTGGGCATAAGTGCGCGATGCTCATGAATTGCGTGCGCATCAGGAATATAAGAATTGACCTTGCATAAACTAAATTCCGATGTCTTGAATAGCTTGTGAGTACATGATTGCAACCAGTTACCGCTGCGACCATTGACTCAAATTCGAGAACCACTTTATCCACAATAAAATCCTCACCGATTGACTCTACAACTTTTCTTCTTGCGCCATGATACGACATGACGCGGTGCGCTTCATTCATCACTGACTTGTAAACTATCTCTTTGACCTCTTGCTCTGTGACTTCAGCAGCGTCACTAATCATTTGCATTTCGGAAGGGGTGAAAGCAACCAATATCTTGCCTTCATTGTTAACTAATTTGTTATTCATACGTTTGTTTGTTAATTAAATTTCGCGCAAAATAGAAAGAACTTTTGCACAAGAACAAAAAAAAGTGAATGAATGTCTTGAAATCGCGGTCAAAGAAGGACTTCCAGCGTGGAATAAATTCGCTTTTACCCTTACCAGAAACCAAACGAACGCGAAAGATTTGGTCAGCGAAGCACTGGTTAAGATATTGGAGAACCAAAGGGATAAAGCCGAAGAACTTGCTTGCGAAAATAGGTTGCTTTCATACGTACACCGGGCAATTTACTTCATGGCAATCGATGACTCGTCAAGATATGGAATGAAATACATGCAGTATGCAGACCGCTGGAGTGATCATGATAACGCTTTTGACTTTGAACGTGATGAACCTTGGTTGGGAAGTAGGCTCGACAATGAACTGCTCGACACTTATATCCAACTAATGCCTGAACGCGATGCAATACTTTTGCGGTTGTATATGCTGGATGGGTTCGATTATAAAGATGTGAGCGACAAAACCAACATACCGATTAAACGATTGTATAAATACATAAGTAACGCAATAAAAAAAATTAGAAACGATGTTCACCGTACCGCCAGCGATTCGAGATAGCCGAATGAAAACTTGTCAAGAGTGCAAGTATTACCGCAAGACCACAATGAGTTGCGGAACTTTAATTGTGGGGGAAAATGTACCTGAAGAAAACGAGTTCAGTTACCGCAAAAAGAAAGTAAGGTTGTGCGGTTGCGTTATGCCAGTCAAAACAAAGTTGATGTTCGCGAAATGTCCATTGAATAAGTGGGATAGCTTTCGACTTTCAAAGGAAGAAATAGCAGAACTTCGGGAATTTGTGGGTGGTTTGCCGTTATCTACTTTAAGCAGGGAACAAGTCAAAAGGTTATATGAAATGAAAAGCAAACTCACTGGCAGGCGCGAACAACCTTCAACGTGCGGTTCGTGTGTTGCAGGTTTGATTAAAGAATTTAAGAAACAATTAGAACTACTTGACTGATGCCAATACCTACACCCAACAAAGACGAAAAAAAAGATGTGTTTATCGGTCGCTGCATGGCGGATGATAAGATGCTAACTGAATACCAGGATGCAGCTCAAAGATATGCAGTGTGTGTAGCGCAACTTCGCGGTGTTAATACGTCCGAAGGTGAGGAATAAACAATATTTTATTGACTGATATGGAACGCGACGAAAAAGGCAGGTTACAAAAGGGGCATGGTGGATTAAAGCCAAAGGGCGCAGTAAGTGAACGAACTGAAATGTGGAATAAGTTGGGCGAATATGTAGTTACGCAAGGTGCTGAACGAGCGATGCAAGTACTCGCACAAATGGAAGATGAAGAGTTCTTAAAAAACTACATGACCATGCTCGAATATTTCAAACCAAAGCAAGCGCGAAACGTACATGCAAGCGATAGTAATAGTCCTGTGATTGTACAAATACATGGAAATATATGAAGACCTACACAGTACCGACTTCAGTTGAAGGAATTACCCTGAAACAATACGTTCAGTTTTACACCGCGAAAACGGATATTGAAAAGGTAGCAGCTGCAATCGGAAAGCCAGTAAGCGAGTGTGAGCAATTACAAGTGTCCGCAATTCAAACAATACTTGAACTATTTGTGACCGCTTGCCAAACTGGTAATAGTAGGCATGAACAAACCTTCTTTGATGGGGCGATTCGTCTTGGGTTCATTCCTGACTTGAACATGTTGAGCTTCAAAGAGTATGTTGACATTGACTCATTCACGACACTGATTTACAAGCAACCTATCGAGGTTGAAAACTACAAATATTTCATCGACTTATTCGCTGTTTTATTTCGCCCAGTAAAAGAAATTTGGGGCAAGCATTACGAACTTGAACCATACGACAGCGGCAAGGTTGCGCACTACCGAGATTGCATCGAGCGCATCACAATGGACCGAGTGAACGGTGCGTTGGTTTTTTTTTCGACTATCGCAAACGAACTCATGCAAGATTCCCTGACCTTTTTGGAGCAGGAAATGAAGACAGCGATGGAGCAAATTGGGGGTTAAATCCGTTATCTAATTACGGGTGGCTTCATGTGTTGCAGGGTGTGACTGAACGCGATATAACGAAGTGGGATTTGGTGCTTGCCAAACCAGCTTGGGAAGTGTTCACACATATGCAGTACATGAAAGACTACAACGCAGAACAAAAACGATTATTCGAACTATCAAAGCATGGTCACTAACATAAGCTATAACAACATGATAGACCGCTTGCGAGCATTTGCAGACGGTCACTATCTAATTAAGCAATTTACACATGGTCAAATAGATTTGCGCTATTTAGAACAAGGTGCTGATTATTACCCTTGGATGCACGTAATACCCGGCACGATAACACCACGCGAAGGATTGCGCGAATATTCTTTTGACATCACATTTAGCGAT